CGTTAATGACACGTCTCCAATCAGGTATGTATTTCATAATGAGTTCTGCAATGACTGCGTCATCATATATGATTTTTTCAGAATCAAGGATAAACTGAAGGCGAGACATAAATGCCTGTGCCATTACTGCTTTGTTCCCTAAGTTGAATTCGTATATAGAACATCTCGAATGGAGAGGATCAATGATACGATTCTTAAAATTACAAGTAAGAATAAATCTACAATTAGAAGAGAACTCTTCGATAAACCCACGTAATGCAGGTTGTGTAGATTGTGGATTTAGATAATCAGCTTCGTCAAGGATAACAACTTTCTGTCCACCCATTAACGATACTGTACTTGCAAACTGCTTGATCTTACCACGTAATGTGTCAATGTTTCCATCTTCGGATCCATTGATCAACATATAATCAATATCTAATTCATTGCATAATGCTCGAGCAACAGTGGTCTTACCTACACCAGCTGAGCCTGTAAACATCATATTAGGTATTTCTCCCTTGTCGACTATCTTTTGGAATGTTTCCTTTAAGTCGGCAGGGAGAATACACTCTGCAATGGTTTGTGGTCTATACTTTTCTACGAATAAAAATTCTTTCACATACACCTCATAATATAATAAGCATGGTAGTATTATACCATGCTTTAGTTAAAAGTACATACTTACTCAGCTGCAGTTTCTTCTGGATTGTCTTCAGCGATTTTGGCTGCTTGAGCTTCGTCTGCCGCTTTTAGAAAATTCTCTAAACGATTACGTACAGCACCAACATCAGACATTTCAACACCTTCAAATGCACCACGTTTAGTTACGATATCAATAATAGATACGCAAGAACGAATGTCACTTAGGTTGAGGCCTGCTTTTTCAGGTACAGTACCAGTTTGTTCTACAGTTTCTGGGATCTCAGATAGATCTTCTTTTACTTTCTTTGCCATTATATTTCCTTAAATGTTGTAGTTTTATCAAGAGCAACCCAGTAATCTGTGTTACCCGCCTTAATCAATGCTACTTGCTTTTTATCAATACCAAACTCATAAGAGTCAGCAAGTTTAAATTTGAAATTGTTTATGTCAAACACAAAATCAAATTCAGCATCGGTATTTATACTGCAATTCGCAACGTTCATTGTGAATTGATTTGATGTAGGGTTTTGCTTATCAACAATGCAACATTCAATAAACAAAGCACCATCATTTTTACGTATGCTTAGATTACTTGTTTTAAGAGTAGAAGAAGCTTTACGTAATTGCATTAATTCATCGTGTGTTAGTGTAAACTTTAGATCTTCACACGGTAGATTAATATCATTAGTTGGGACTGTCAGGATGTCGATCTCAGAGAAGTAATACTTGAATGATGTGATACCATCAGTAATATTTACAAACTTCTTATCTTCGTCAAATGACAATGTAGGATCATCAAACATATTTAAACAACTTAAGAATTCACTTAAGTCATATATGCCAAATGGATATGGAGAATCAAAAGCTATATGAGCTTTCGACATAAGAGTTTTAGAAGTAGACATTGTTCGAATAAAGCCACCTTCTTCGCCAAGAGCAATATTGCTATTGATCGATTGATAATTGTTCAATACATCTTTTATTTCATTACTAAGTTTCATCAGTGGACTCCTTTAAGTCGTGTTCATTAATTGCTAATAGAGTGTAGTGCATGATCTTCATAAGATCTTCACGATTTGCTCCATTCTTTTTACCATATCTTGATGCATATTTTAATACGTTACCAAGACAAAAATCTAAACCTAACCCTGAGGCAGATATTAGATCCATACTTTGTACACCATTCGGAGCAGCATAATGTTTAGAGTAAGTGCTCTCAACATAAGTTTGCAATTGATTGATGTTTTTCTGTTCATTAAATTTCATATAAATCCTTTCTCAAATATAGTAATATTATAACACATAAAAGCCAAAAGTACATACTTTAGTATAATTTTATTTCGTAACCTAATACAACTCCCCAGTTATCTGTCTCATAGGCTGGAGTAATATACCAATTATTATATGTGACTCTTACCATTGGCAATAAAGAATAAGAAGAATAACCAGTTACTAATCCAACTTCTACTCTACCAAACCTTTGACCAATATAGGTACTAACTTTTGATTCACTATTATAATATGCACCAGCAATAGTGCTATTAAAAAATGAATGCTCAACCTCACAACGTACATGAGGATGAACATTCTGATATTCTGCTTCTAAACCAACGTGAATAGATGCTGCAAGTAATAATGATAAGCAACTCATTATGCAGCCACCGCATCAGTAATACGTGCAACTAATTGCTTATTACCTTTTTTATTCTTAGAAAACTTTCTGAATTCACGTTTAAGATCATTGATCGTATCAGCTTTCTTTGGCTCGAACACATCTGAATCAAATCTTGCAGATCTGTTAATCTTAATAATGAAATAGTCATCGTAACCTTTAACATTTTTCCAAGCTCCGAAAGAATCTTTTCTCCAAGCTTTGATAACATCTTGAAATGATCTACGATCAACGATATTTGCAAAGCCTTGACCAAAAGTAGATGCATCATAAGCGAGGTGGAAACCCATTACAGTGGCACCAGTCAATTCTTTAAGTCTTACAAGAACTGCTTCGTATACTTTCTTGCCACCTTGAGCCTTTATCATTTTACCTTCGAAGTTAATCATCATCTCGCGAGAAGTTCTAACATCTTGCTTCTCATCTCTTTCAATAGAGATTCCATCAGGATATCCATCAGTCAAAAACATAAGGTTTGTATTTTGTATTGCATGTTTACGTGTAAAACGTTTTGTAATTTTAGATGCAATAATTGCAGTTTGAATAAGAGGAGTTGAACCCATCTGATCAAGAGCATGAAGACCATGACCACTTAAATGATATTGACATTTGCTATTGTATGCATGAGCTTTAGCAACACCAAATGAAATATAAGCAGCTTCGTCAAAAGTTTTCTTATTCATTCTTGAAGAGAACAACTCAACAATTTTAACACCTTCTGCATTCATTTCGTTTGGCTTAGGACTGATCTTACGAATACCTTTGCCTTCTTGTCTCCAATAAGCAGTAGTAGTAAATGAATATGCCTCGAAAGGAATATTAACTTGACGACAAAACATTGCAATAGTAATTGCTTGAGCAGTAACGTCTTCGATAATTTCATTCATTGAACCAGACATATCTAAGAAAATTATAATTCCATGTGATTTAGCTTGAGCTAACTGTGTAGTAGTCAAGAAAATGTCTTCTGAAGTTTTGTATTGGTGTAACTTTAAAGGATCAAGTTTGCCAGATTTTGCAGTTCTTGAACGTGAATATTCAAATGCAGCTTTCTTACGTTCGAAGTCTTTCGCAATAAGATTTGCTTGAGTCTTGTAAGTAATCTTAGTCTCTTGCCAATCGGCTTTACAAGCTTCATTCTTATAAGGAGTGTATAAAGTTTCGTGTGCTTCATCACCGAATTTATCGATATCTTCTTGAAGTTTTTCATCTCTACGTGATTTAGCTTCCTCATATGAATATATAATTTTTTCCATATTCTCTTCTGATAAACCAGAAGAATATTGTGGTTGACCGCTTTGCTCGTGTGGTCTCTCTGGACTTTTTTCCAGCAGATCTGCCTCACGTTCTCTTTGAGCATCATCAGTCCAAGTTTCATGACCTTCGATAATTTCTTCAGTGCTTTCAGCTTCTTCTTGAGTAGCATCTTTGCCATCAGAGGAATCATTCATGTCACCATCATCAGAATCAGAAGGAGTATCACCAGAAGCAGAAGACATTGAAGAAGTTTCTTCGTCACCAGTAGACTCTTCACCAAGATTACCTATTTCCATTTCTTCTGATTTATCTTCGTCTTTATTAGCTTCAATGAAATCAAATAGCTTTCTACAAACATCAACAACATCGTCCCAAGTTTGAACATTCATAGCTTCTTTGATCAGTGGAGCTTCTTCGTTTGAGAATGAAACTGGAACATATCCACGACCTTTCGAAGAAACATTTAAACGATCCATAAGACCAGCTTCATTAATATCTCTATCGTCAGTGCCAAATATATTGTCATCGAATAGTTTTTTATAACCATTTTTAAAGCGACGAACAATTCCAGGATATGAATCTTGTATCATACGTTCAATACGAATATCTTCAACAATGTTTAAATAAGATCTAGGAATGTTGCCAATCTTCTTCTCAGAATCATGCCATCCATCAGCAGGAGTAAATAGTGCATGACCAACTTCATGTCCAACTAAAAGATCATACACATCTTTACCTTTATCTTTCCATAAAGGCAAACGTAATACACGATTTAGAACATCGAAACTAGCTGTAGAATAATTACCGTGTTGAACAGATAAGTTCTCTTTAGCTAATAGCTTTGCTAAGTATTCTTGAGCAGATAAATTCATGAGTTATTCCCGTTAGATTCCCAGTTATCTTCATCAGAGATCATTGATTTTCTTAGATCAGCTTCTTCTTCAGTAAGTTGCTCTTCAGAAGGATTATTAATAGTAGCATCAACTTTCTCGTAAAGATCGATGAACGCTTCTTTAGTATCATCATCAAATCTGTTAACACAAAGAGCGATTGCTTTTTCTCTCTTACCGAAGATAGAGAAAGTTTGAACGATGTGGCATAAACGACGAGTTGAAATAACTTCGTCAATACCTTCGTCATAAAAAGTTTTACGAATTGCATCTGCCCAACCAACAAGTAGCTTAGAAAATTCTTCGTCAATAGCTTCAAACTTTTGCATATGTTTCATAACAATCTTTTCTTCAGTAGCAATAGTAGGGAAAGTTTGTTCAAGAGTAATAGTAAAACGCTCTAAGAATGCATCGTCAATGATAGTTGCACCTGAGTAACGTCCATCTTCTGAACCTTTACCTTTTGTATTTGCAGTGGCAATAATATTGAAACCATCTTTTGGAGCAACAACTTCGCCAGTCTTTTTGATCAAAACTGGTTTGCCTTCAAGCACACCTTGTAAACACATAATTTTATTAGTTCCACGATCAATCTCGTCAATCATAAGAACTGCTCCAGCTTCCATCGCTTTAATCACTGGACCTTTTTGGAAAACTGTCTCGCCTTTAATCAAACGAAAACCACCAATCAAATCATCTTCATCAGTTTCTGGTGAAATCTGAACACGTACATATTCTCTATTAAGTTTAGCACATGCTTGTTCAATCTGAAATGTTTTACCATTTCCAGATAAACCAGAAACAAACGTTGGATAAAACATTCTTGATTTAAGAACTTTTACGATTTCAGTAAAGTTTCCCCAAGGAACAAAAGTAGAATCGTAATCAGGAACAAAGACTTCGTCATTTGAAACTGACTCAACACCTTTAATCATTTTAGTATGTTGAGTAGTACCTTTAGAATGATCAAGATCATTTTCACGATATAATACTTTAGGCATCATTCTTTCCAAGTTATAAGATCCACGAAATGGTGATGGACAATTATGTCCGTATTTAACTGCGGTATATGCAGATCTTGGATTCTCGCCAGTATCAACAGCAGCTTGTTTAATCTCTTTAGAGCTAAAGATCGTTTTATTAGGATATTTGCTCATTAGTTTTTCAATTACATTATTCATTATATAGTCCTTTTTTATTAAGTATGGTACCATTATATCATGTTTTAGGTACGTTTGGAGAAAACTTATGGGTCCAGGGTGACTTATTTATGGTGCCAACCACTGATCATATTTGTGTCTTTAATCGTGTCAAATTATCTGGTGTAATTTTGATAGTTATTGATGGTAATGGTAAATTAGGTTGTTGATTTAATGATACGAAATCAGCACCGAAAAAATCTAAATCTTTAAATAATTCGTAGATCGAGATGTTTGGATCTATGTCCATAGTGTGTTCAATTCGATTCATTTGACCATTCATTTTTATTGTTCCAAAATTCATTATTAATTCCTTTTTTTATTTAACCAAGGTCTATTTTACCACATTTCGCAACGAATAGGGGACTCATTTTTAAAATAAACGTATTTTTTTACCAGATGATGTTTTTGTAGAATATTTTTCTATCGTTATGAGATAGTTGAAAAATTATTCTTCTTAATGAATTGGATCTTTTCTTCCATCTTGCTTTCAAGCACATCAGGTTTATGTGATATAATAAATGTGTTTGTTCCTTTCTCTAATGTTTTTAATATCTTCATTAGATTATCTGTACCTTCATCATCAAGAGACGAATCAAATGTCTCGTCAAGTATGAGTAAGTTTGTATTCGTAGAGTTCTTCATCTTAGCTATTTGTCTCCATGCAAATAACAACGATAGGTCAATACGCATCTTCTCACCTTCAGAGAAGTTAGCATATACGAATTCATCACGATGTCTAGACTTAATTGACTCTTCGAAGTTCTCATTTAAATGGAATGCTACAAAGAATTCTAAAACTTGTAAGTATTTATTTATAAGATTATTCATTACGGGTAAATACTCTTTGATGATTTTGGTTCGTATACCAGTGTCCTTGAGCATCTCAGATGCTATCTCGTTATATAGTATCTCATCTTGAGCTTCTGTTAAGTTGTCTTGTATATCGATGAGGTCATAAGTCATATCCGTAAGTTCTTTAGCTGGAGTAACAACATCAACCTCTTTAACTTGCTTATTGACCAGTGTTGTCATATTATTTGTATGTGTACCAATCTCTGAATTAATAGTAGACATCTCAGAGATTGCATCTTGTACTTTCTCTAATGTTGCTATTGTCTCGTCATACTTTTCTTTGTTTAAAACTATAGCATCTTGAGTTTCCTTTGCAGTTGCTTTAACATCAGTAAGCATAGAAGTCTTTACATCTTCACTGATCTCTTGAGTACAAGTAGGACATGCAGTATTTACTTCAAAGAATTTTGCTTTACCTACAAGCTCTTTCATAGAATGATTATGTTTGCCTTTCTCAGTATTTAATCCTTCTCTTACTGCTCTTAACGAGTTAAGGTTACCACGTAATCCTAAAGGATAAGCATCTAACTTTTCTTTTAACGATGCTATATTCTCTTGAGCTGCAATAATGTCTGCATCAAATGATTGCTTAGCTTCTGTGTTAATAGATTCTAATTGAGTGATATGTTTCTTCTGATATTCAATCTTATCTTTTTGATTGTCTAAAGATATCTTAGCAGTTTTTGCTAGATCTTTGCTTATGTTATTACGTGTCTTCAGTACTTGCTTCATCTTACTAAACACACCAATGTCTAATAGATCTTCAATAACATCTCTACGATCCCAAGCTTTGAGCTGCATGAATGGTATAAATGAACTTGAGCCAAGAACAACAATCTGATGGAATGATTTATGATTAAGCTTTAATATGTTTTGTTCTAAGAACTTTTGATAGTCTCTTACATTTGTCTGCTGATCTATCATATTACCATCTTGATAGACTTCGAAATTATTCGGTTTAATACCACGTAACACTTTCCAATTATGTCCAGCAGTTTCAAATTCAATTGTTACTTCACAACCTTTACCATTCACAGAGTTAACTAAGCCATTTCTTTTAACATTACGATGAGGCTTATTAAATAAAGCAAATGATATAGCATCTAATATGGTGGATTTTCCTGTACCATTTGTGCCAACAATGAGAGTGGATCTTGATTTGTTAAGATCTATTGATATTGCATTGTTACCTGTAGAGAGAAAATTTTTGTACGTGAGGTTTTTAAATAATATCATGGGTATATTATATCATATAACGGTGGAAAGTACATACTTATGCTTCTGAATCTTGTATGTTATTTAGTGTTTTTGGATCCATTGGAGTTGGTTCAGTTTTTATAAACAACATGTCTAATCCAATAGTTTTTACTTGATTAAGAAAATG